CCACACCGATCAGCGTGTTCGACGTCGCCGTCTTCGTCACAAGTTTCGCGGTGTTGTCCCAATAGACCTTGTCGCCGACGCTCCAGGCTTGGGAGGCGGCCTTCTTCACGTCGAAGACACCGACGAGGGTGACCTCGACGGTCTCGCTCAGCGCGGCGGTGCCGGTGGCGATGCCGAAGAGCACGCCGACGAGGAGCCCGTCGCCCCCGGCGACGGCGTAGGGCGCGGTGAGCGGGATGGTATTGCCGGGTTGGACATAGGAGCGCATGAGGATTTCCTTTCGGATGACAGTTCGGATGATGGTTGCGGCGAGTGCGAATTTTTCCTACCTCTCAGACAGGAGGAACGGACATGGCCGGGAAGATCAGCATTTCCATCACGGATGAGCACGCGGCACTCCTGCAGGAGGCCGTCGGGAGCGGGGCTTATGCCTCGTCAAGCGAGGTGGTCCGCGAAGCGCTGCGCGAGTGGCGGGCACGACGGGTGGTGGGCGACCTCTGGGACGCCGGGATCGCCAGCGGACGCACTGAGGTCGGCACCACGATGGCGAGCATCAAGAGCGAGGCGCGCCGCCGCCGCAGCCTGACCTGATCCTGCATGCCGCAGGTGTTCTACACGCGGGCTGCGCGCGAAGACCTGATCGATATCTGGACGCATATCGCCAGGGACGATCCGGCCGCAGCCGACCGTGTCCTCGACAGGCTGGATGAGGTCGCGGCCCAACTTGGCGACAATCCGCAGATGGGCCCGGCCCGGGACGATATCCGCCCCGGACTGCGCTATCTGGTGAGCGGGTCCTACCTGCTCCTCTACCGGATAGACGGAGACGACATCGAGATTGTCCGTGCCGTGCATGGGCGGCGGGACCTTTACGGCCTCTTCTGACGTCACGCGCCCGGGTTGCGATAGAGCCCGCGCCAGTCGATGGCCTTGGCGCCGAAGTCGAGGCGGCACTTGATCTCGACGCCGTCGACATCGAAGCCGTTGCGGGTCTCGATGTAGGCGCCCTGCTGACCCTCGAGATAGGCATACTCGATCGTATCGATCTGGTCGGGGTTCGCGGCGAGATACCAGGCTGTCTCGCTGGCGGCGTCGAGCCGGGGCTCGCTGATCGGTGCGAGGGTCCGGATCGACTGCGGCACAACCTTGGCGCTGTCCGCCGGCACAAGGTTCTGGGCGACCAGCTGCTCGGCCTTCAGTTCCAGCGCCGCGGGCACGATCAGGAAGGCGGGGCGAATGTTCAGCACCGTCTTCTTGTCGAGCCCGGTCTGCTTCGCCATCGCCGCCCGCGCCGCGCCCACGCTGGTGACATCGAGCGCCGTGCCGGTGCCTGCGAGGTTCCGGTGGGTCGCGTGGAAGAGCGCATTCCCATCGGCCATGGCGGGGTTGGCGGTGATGATGCCCCAGACGACGTCGCTCTCGAGCTGGGCGATGGAGTTGCCGTACATCGCCGGGATCCGGGTGAAGGCATCGAGATCGTCGTTGATCAGCACCTGCCGGGTGATGGCGACAACCCGTCCATAGGTCTTCACCCGGTAGCTTTCCTTGCTCTCGCCGAGCGTCCCACGCTTGAACTCTCCGCTTTCGCCGACCTCTAGGAGCTGTGGCGCCTCGCCGAGCTGGACGCGGTGCATCGCCTTGAAGTCGGTCGCCAGCACCTGGCGGCAGAAGAGGGCGAAGGTCCGGGGATAGGCGTCATAGGCCTGGCGGAGCGTCTTGTTCGTGACGGCCGCGAGGATCTCCGGGAAGTCGGAGGTCGAATGCAGGGCGCGGGTTGCGACCTCGTCGCGGGAGAGACCGCGCGTCGAGACCCCGGCGGCGGCAAGGCTCTCGCGGGCGAGTTCGAGGAGCGTCATGCCGCGGTACTGGCGCGCGGCATCCTCGAGCGTGAAGAGCGTCGGGCTGTAGCGGTGGAGGAGCGCGTTGGCCACGGCGTCGCGGCGGATGGTGCGTTCATCACGGCCGCCGAGTGGTACTGCCACCTGTCCGAAGGTGCGGGTCTCGTCGGACCTTGCCGCCACCTGGTCGAGGATCAGGCGGCGGGACTCGTCCGCCGTCACCCCGCGCCGGACAAGATCCTCGGCAAAGCTGCGGGCGAGGTTCAGACGCCCGGCGAGGTCGTAGATCGTCGACACCCTGTCCCGCTCGGCCTCGCGGGCGCGGCTTGCGGCGGCCTCGGTGTCGGTAGCGGTCGTCGGGGAGGTGGTAACCAAGGGAGTGCCTGCGCTCGGAGAGATACTGGAGGCTGCGGCCACCCCGCCCTGCGTTGGCAGCGTTGGCGCGCCGTGTGCCTGCGCTCGCGTGTCGCCGGTCTTGCTGACGTCAGTCAGTGTCGTCTGCGCCAACGGGGCGGCGTTCGTCGTGTCGGTCATGTTGGTCTCCTCGGTCGGGGGATTGGTTCGGAGCGGCGACGGACGCGAGGGTGGTGTGGCCTGCGGTTGCGGGGGCATCCTGTCCATCGGCCCCGTCGCGCCGCTGCAGGACGCAGTCATTGACGTCGCCCCGTTGGCGGAACCCGGCGGCGGGATCGGCACCCACCGGCACGGCCGAGATCTCGAAGGGTGTCCAGTCGACCGCCCGCCAAAGCTCGCGACCGCCATCAGGCTTCGAGATCTCGAAGCGATGCACCTGGTAGCCGATCGAGACGGCCCGGATGTGCCCGGCGAGGATGTCGCGCCATATCGCCTCGACATCTGCCCTCTCGCTGATCCTGATCTGCGCGATGCCCCGGCCGCTCTCGATCCGCGCCGATCCCGGCACGACTGATCCGATGACCGCGTCGAGCGTGTCGAGCGCGTGCACCTTCAGGAAGGGCGCGCCCGCGTTCAGCCGCTCGAGCCGGACATGGGCGCGGTCGAGACTCAGCTCCTCGTCGTAGGGGTCACCGAAGAAGCTCGCGCGGCGCACCCGCGCCCCGGTCGACCAGGTCACCTCGACGGTGCGGGCGCTCGCGTCGATGCTCTGCGGCGCAAGCTCCGCCGCCCGGCGCAGGGCCGGGAGTTCGATCATGCTGTCCATGAAGAGTCCTGTGGATGGGTGATGAGCGGGGATCAGTTTGACCCGCGTCTCAGGCGTCAGAAGCTGAGGATCTGCCCGCCGTTCGAGGGGAACTCGGTCCCCGCCCGGTTCCAGTGATCGCGGCGCCAGACGATACCGCCATCGTTGGCCTCGATGCCGTAGTTCGACGTCGCCCCGCCCGCGGCATCCGCCACGGTGTCCTGCAGCCACATGCGGCTGTTGTTCGAGCACTTGAAGGCCGTGCAGGTGCCATCCGGATCCCGCGCGATGACCTCTGCCCCGAGAATGAAGGTCCGCGTGTCCTCGATGCAGTGCACGTCCGTGCCGTTCCGCGACAGACCGAACCGTCCGCCGATCACCGCCATGATGACATCGTCATGGCTGGTGACGGCGTTGTTGGACGGCGAGGCCAACGCCCCGTTCCGCCATCCGGTGCAGTTCACGAGAAGCGCGTGCATTCCCGGGGTGCCATCGGCATGGAAGTTCCAGCCATCCTTCGCCCCCGAGGAAGCATCGCAGTCGAAGAAGGCGACGAGGCCGCCCGTGCGCCGGATCTGCACCGCGTCGAGCGGCACGGGCCCCGAGGTCGAGGGCGAGGAATAGCGGAAGGTGCAGTTCACTCCCACGATGGCGCGGTTGGCACTGGCATCGCAATGCAGCGCGCCGGTGATCCCGCCCTCGATGTCGAGGTTCTCGAGATAGAGGTCCGCGGCATGGGTCAGGAACCGCGCCCCATGGAATCCGCGGATCACGACGACATCTGTCGCGCCCACCACCTTGCCAAGGTTCACATAGAGCACGTCGCCCACATCCTTGAACCAGGTGCCGACGGTGGCGCGACAGGCGGCCAGCGAGGCAGCCAGCACGAGTTCGGTGTAGAGACCTTCCTCGGTCGGCAGGTCCGCCCGGAAAAGCCGCATCACCGACGTGATCGTGGCCGTGTAGGTGGTCCCCTGGTCGAGGGTCCATGCCTGCGACCTGAGCCCGGCGCGATAGTTCACCCGCCCGTTCCAGCCGAGGATTGCCACGGGCTGGTTCGGCTCCACCACCCCGCTGTTGGTGAAGGCGGAGTTCTCGAAGTTGCCGGGCTTCACGATCACCCGGTAGGGCGCACCGGTGGCATTCCCGGCCGTGAAGGCCGCGTGGATGGTCTTCTTGGCCGCCGCAAAGTCGCCGTCGGTCGCCCCGAGGCCTGAGTTCGCGTCCGCCCCGGCGACGCCGTCGACATGGATAGCGGCCCCGGTCCAGATCGCGGGGTTCACGAGCGACCGCGGCGACAGGTTGACGGCATAACGATCGCCCACCCGGGTCGCCACGACCGGAGCCTGTGTCCAGCCAAGGTCCGTGGGCAGGCCGTGCACCCCGCCCGCCGCCCGGCCGTTCAGGCGCACCCGCCCTGCGGTTTCCAGAGGATCAGTGGACACCGCCTCTATCGCCACACCACAAGGGTGTTTGTCGCGATCACAGTCGTGGCGCGACGTGCGGCGCGGTCCCAGAAGATGCGCTGCCCAGGCACCCAAGCCTCGGGCGCGACTTTCGGCAGATCAACCTCACCCTCGAGCACTACCTCGACTGGCTCGCCCAGCGCGGCGGACCCAGCCGCGACGCCGAAGAGCGCGCCAATGACGACGCCATCTCCCGGCACGACGGCATAGGGCGCGGCCAGCGCCAGCGACCGGCCCGGCACGACGAAGCCCATCATGGCAGGGTCTCCCTTGTTGGGTAGGCACTGGTCGGATCAGTCGGCATCATCATCCGCTCCGTCCTCATCTTGGTTATCGCCCTCATCATCGCCGCCGTCGGCGATGTTTTCCTTCCCGCTGTCGTCCTCGGCGCTGTCCTTGTCGGCATCACCCTTGCCATCCTCGCCCTCCGCACCCACACCCGCATCCGGCCCGCCCTTCGCCCCCTGCAGGATCCCGGTCTTCGTGACCTTCCGCGGGTCGCTGTCGAGAACGAGGCCCAGCGCGTCGAGCTTGGCATTCGTCGCGGCGATCTCGGCGAGCACGGCGTCCGGGTTCCGTCCCTGCCGCGCGATCACCTCGGCGAGCGTCATCGTTCCCGATCGGATGGCGAGGAGCTGCGCCGCCGCCTCCTTCTGCGGATCTACCGCCTCGAACTTTGGTGGCGACCATTCGACCGGCACCTCCGGTGTCGGGATCAGCCCCGCCGCCCACGCAGCTTCCGTGAACCAGCGCCACAGCGGTGCGCAGCACATCGGGATGAAGAGCTGCCACTGCACCGCATCGATCATCCGGCGGAACTCCACGAGCCCGGCCCGGATCGAGGAATAGTTCACCTGGGAGAGATCCCCGGTCAGAAGCTCGTAGGGCACCCGGAACCCCGCCGAGATCGTATGCAGGCTGGCCCGCCGATACTCGGCATATCCCCCGGTGGCGGCAGGCTGGTTGAAGCGGATGTCCTTGCCGCCACGCGCATAGGCGATGAGCCCCGGCTCGAACTGCTCGACCCGGTTGCCATCGGCGTCAACCACGGCGGGGGCGATCCCCTGCTGGGTCTCGTCATCGCCGACGACGAAGGCGGTGACGCAGGCCTCGGTCTTCTTCCGCACGATCTCGGCCACTTCGTAGTCGTCGAGATCCCGGAGCGCCCGGATGACCGGGGCGCCCCAGGGGACGCCGCGGGCCTGCGTCCGCGCCTTCTCGTAGACATGCGCGATCTCGGAGGCAGGGACCGGGTAGGACCCAGCCCCGCCACGCAGCGCGCCCCAGGCATCGCCCGGGTGTTCGGCATGGAGCCAGTAGGCCCGCCGTCGCCCCAGCGCGTCGAACTCGATCCCTTGCACGAGGCGGCCGCCGGCGCCCGAGGATGCCGTCGCCGCCAGCGGCCCGTTCCGCGACGCGTCGAGGTGATCGGCCTCCAACACCTGCAGCTGCAGCGGCGCTGCTAACCCGTCGCTGGCGCGGCGGGGACGGCGGCGGACCAGCACTTCGCCCGCCTCGACCATCTCCCGACAGATCAGCGTCTGCAGACCGTAGAAGTCCAGCTGGCCATCGGCATCGCAGGCCGTGGCCCAGCGCGCGAAGAGATCGTCCACCTTCCGGTCGAGTCGTTCCTTCCCGCTCGCCGCGCGTGGCATGATCCCGGCCCCGACGATGTTGTTGACGAGCACCGACACCGCCTTCGCCGCATGCGGGTTGTTGCGGCCGAGATCGCGCATGCGGTCGCGCAGGAGCGCCCCGGCGATGGCGATCTCCGTGTCGGCCGAGGAGCCAGCTGTCCGCCAACCCTCGGTGCGCCGCCCTTTCGCGGCTCCGTCATAGCTGCGGGCCGCCAGGTCAAATGCCTCGCGGGCGAGAACACGCCGGGCGGCGGTGCGCGGCGCAACACTCGCGATGGCGCGGTCGAGCCAGGACGCGGGCATCAACTATCCCCGCGCGAGAAGCCCGCGACACCGGCGAGCGGCAAGGGGCGCGAGGTTCCTGCCATTGCCCGCTCGATGGTCCGGATGCGCTCAAGCAGATCCGCGGCATTGCCGTAGTCCACGGACTTGCCGTCATAGCTCACCCGGGTCGTCCCGCTGGCATAGGCGCGGCGTAGCGCCGCCATTTCCGTCTCCGTCCAATCCGTCATGAGAGCCATCCTCCGCGCTTGCCGAGCCAATCCGTCTGCCGCTTGCCTGCAGGCGCTGCCCCGCTCCGATCGAGCCGCCCCGCGGGATCGGGGGTGTCCGGCGCCGCGCCGAGCTGGTCCTCGAGGTCGCGCCAGCGCGCCTCGGACCAGCGGTCCGCTCCGGCGATCCAGGCCGCCGCCCGCGCATAGACCCGCGCGTCCAGTGCCTCGTTGCGCTCGCGGAGCTTCTGCCATTCGAGCCGGGAGAAGCCGCGCTTCGTGCGGACGGTCACCAGCTGTTCGGCCACGAGCTGCTTCAGCCATTCGCTCTCCACCCATGTCGGCAGGTGGATCGTGCCGGGCTGGCAGGTTGCCCCGGCCTCCCGTTCCTCGTCGGTCGGCCGCGCCAGCCGCAGGAAGCGATATGTCTCCGCCTTGAAGGTTGAGACCGCCACCGTCCACAGCCGCGCCCCGCGCCGCAGGCGTTTGCCGCCCTCGGTCGCATCGACGAAGGTCGGCCCCGAGACTGGGCTCGCGCGGTTGAAGCCTTCCACCCCCTTCACGGGCGAGACCTGCGCAAAGCCCGCACCCCGCGCCCAGGCATAGACCGCGGGCGCCTCGTAGCCGGTGTCGATCGCCAGCCGCGCGATGCGCAGATGCGCGCCGCGGGCATGCGGCCAGCTGCGGTCGATGAGCGCGGTCAGGTCTGACCAAGCCTCGTGGCGGTCCGGCCCGCCCTCGATGACGATGTGCTCGACGAGCCAGCTCTCGAGCCCCCGGCCCCAAGCCCAGATATCGACCTCGATCCGGTCTTTCTGGACGTCCGCCCCGGCGGTCAGGAACAGTCCGCCCACGGGGACGGTGCCCGGTGGCCACGCTTCCCGCCTGTCCGCCAGGCGCTGCCAGTCCGGCGCGTCACCGCTCTCGACCCATGTCTCGCCGAGGAGTGTGTTGCGCGCGGCGCGCAGCATCTCCTCCGAGCCCTGTGCCGCCAGCCAGTCCCGCGCGATGTCGGCCCAGCTCTTCCATCCGAGCGGCGAGTAAAGCGCCGACAGATGGAACCCGATCGCGTTCGGGTCGGATGAGACCGTCGTGGCCCGCCATTCGCCCTTCGCCAGCATGGCGGTCTTGTGGTGCTCGGCGATGGGTCGTTCACAGGCTTCGCAGTGGTAGGCCGCCGTCTCAGGCTTTCCCTTCGCCCAGCGCAGGCGGTCGAACTGCAGCCATTGCATCGCGCCGCAATGGGGGCAGGGGACGAAGTACCGCCTCTGGTCGGAGGCCTCGAACTCCCGCTCGATCCGGGAGAGTCCCTTGATCGTGGGTGTCGAGACCATGAACACCTTGCGGCGATGCGCGAAGGTGGTGGAGCGCGCCTCGGCCAGCGTGACCGGATC